GCCGTTTACATTGATTACCAAATGACCGATTGGATTTGCAGCAATAGCATCATCAGGTGAAAGACTGCCCAATGATTGAACGACACCTGCGCTAGAGGTGTTGCCGCTGTTTACGGTTACGGTATGACTTGAATTCGTTACAGTGCTGAATGATAGATTACCGCTACCATCAGTCTTTAAGACCTGACCTTGTGTGCCATCAGCATGTGGAAAGGAATATGCGCTGTTCACAGACAGCGTTGAGGGGTTAGACCCAATCTCTAAGATTGATGTGCCGTTTGAGGTATATAGTCTTTTGTCAGGTATGTTTAAGGCTAATTCACCAGTATCTAGACCAGATGTCGTCGGAACTCTTCCAGACACACTGGTCCGTTTAATTTTAATAACAGATGCCATAATAATAACTCCTATGTAGGAAGTAAGGAAGAGCAGGGGTCAACCCCCTGCCTCCTGTCGTCTAAGTCTATATAGACTTTATTCAATATTTATTTATAAGATTATGAAATAGTAATTGTATTGGCAATAAATGATGGATTTGTGGTAATAATAAGTGTTTCACTACCCTCAGAGATACCATCTGATAAAATTTCAAACTTCAAATTTGCTTGTGCGTTATTAGCACTCATCAGAAGTGTGTTGAATCTATTACCATTTAACGAACCTGTGCCAACCCAACCTCTGTTATGAGTACCAACAGTTGAAGTGATATCATATAAATATTCGTCAGGATTCATCCATCTCCAAGTATGATAAGAACCTGAAGCATAGAATGGAGTTACACCAGTTGATGAAAAATCAATAGTGGTGTTTGAAGAATCAACTAGAGCACCATCAATATAAAGTCTAACCTCACCTCCATCAAGATCTGTATATAACCCTACTGTTGAAAAATTACCAGGACCACCAGATTCATTACCCTCATGAATTCTAAAAGCTCCATCTCCACTAAGACCAGTATCCCAAGTGCCAATAACATTATAATTATCAGTTGATGAACCAGCAGTATTTGCGTGTCTCCAGTTACCATCACTTGTTGTAATAAAACCACCACCAGAAGTATCTGATATAACTGCTGCATTAGGAGCAATCCAGCCAAACCACTGTTTGTAACTATCTGCACCAGCAAGACTGGTTGTATTTTCAATTACTTGAAGTTCAACATACCACTTTCCAGAAGTTACCTGCTCACCATATTTTGCAGGATAAAAACGATGCACCTCACCATGTGTGGCTTCGTTCCCATCTCTAGTCAGATTATCTTTCTTTGCACCATTATCTGAAATTAGTGAAATATCTTCGGATAATAAATCGCTTGTAAGAATCTCTGGTCTTTGTTCGATGATACGAAAATCTGTGTTACTCACTGTACCACTAATAGTAAACGGCACGATTGCGCCATTTGCAAGTTTAGTGCTTGCAAATGCTACTGAAATAGTATCTCCTTCACTTGCTGTAGCGGATGAAAGTGAAAGTGTTTGTATTGGATCATAAGTTCCACCTTCACGGACAGCAAATGCTGAAGTGATAAAAGCGTTTGTGTTTGCTACTGCATCGTTAAATGTTGTAGCATCTACCCTAGAATTCCATAAACTACCACCTACAAACGAAGTGGCATTTGCATAGAACGCTACAGATGTGATGACTTTTTGTTCTAATTGTCTGTCACCAAATTCGTCAGACGTTTTTTGTAATTCGTTAGCCCCATCAAACATAGTAAAGACAGAAGACGAATTGCCAGCATGTAACCGCTGATCTGCGGTATTGATGGCCAATTCGCCTTCTTCTAATGAAGATGGAACAGCACCAGGAGTAGAAGATCTCTTTAATTTAATTATCGATGCCATGTTTATCTCCTAATTAAAATGTACCGCCATCAGCAACTGCTGCTTCGGCGGCAATAAATGCATTGGTATTTGCTAATACTGCATTAAATGTAGCAGCAGTTACCTTTGCTGTCAAGAGACTATTATCGACAACTGAGTTTGCAAACCCAGTAACACTAGTAACAACTAAAGAATCTGGAGTCAAGTCTTCGACTGCTGTTTGCCCTACCGATACGGCTTTTGCCCCACCAGTATGAATTTGGAATACAGCAGTGCTGTTTGCAGAATATAATTTTTGATCTGCTGTGTTAAGCGCAATTTCACCTTCTGCAATTTGAGAAGTCGTTGGAACTGCACCAACAGTACTAGATCGTTTTAGTTTAATAACAGATGCCATAGTCAACCCCCTTTCTAAATTCTACATAGATTGTTGGGGAGCCGAAGCCCCCCAACGCTTAGTCATTGTAGATTAGAAAGAACCACCATCAACAATGGCGTCTAACTGACCGATAGCATAACCAGTACCACTCGTGTCAACCGTTACAGTTGGGTCTGCTTGTAAGTCTTTAAAGACTTTGAAGATGCCATCTGTGGCATCACGGAAGATACCAGCATACTTAGCAGTTGAACCTTCGTCATACAAGGCATAGAAACCAGTATCAACAGCATCTGTTTGGTTATTGGATGCCAACTTGATTAATGGATCCATAACTTCTAGAGTTGTTGTTGAAATGTAGGTCACTTCACCTTCAACGGTTAGGTTGCCGTCGATGTGTGTGTTACCAGCAACTGACAAGTTTGTGCTGATAGATGCACGACCTGTATGATTGAAGTGACCAGTTGATGCTGGGTCAGCAACAGTTAGATAGCTGCTTGAAAGTGATGTGCTTAGACCGTCAATACGAGTGTTAGTATTGGCAAGAGCTGCACGCTCGGCAGCGATCTGGGTGTCCAAGTTGCTTTGTGTAGCAGCAATGTAGCTGTTTGTGTTAGCAAGATTTGAAGCTTGCTTTGCTTCTTGTGTGTCAAGAGCAGACTGAACACCAGCAATAGCACTGTTAGTGTTAGCCAAATCACTTGCTTGTTTTGCTTCCTGTGTATCCAAAGCACTTTGAGTATTAGTATTCAAAGTACGGATAGCAGTGTTGGTAGCAGTCAAGTTAGTGTTTAGTAGGTTGATACGAGCAGTTTGTGTATCAACATTGGTTTGTGTAGCAGCAATATAACTGTTAGTATTAGCTAAGTCGCTGGCTTGCTTTGCTTCTTGTGTATCCAAAGCACTCTGTGTATTTGTGTTTAGAGTACGAATAGCAGTGTTAGTAGCAAGCAAGTTGGTGTTCAACTGAGCAATTGCCAAGTTGGTGTTACCAAGAGAGCCACCTGATGAAGCTTGGACACTAGCAATGTAAGCGTTGGTGTTAGCCAAGTCACTTGCTTGCTTTGCTTCTTGTGTGTCAAGAGCGTTCTGTGTGTTTGTGTTCAATGTGCGGATTGCTGTGTTAGTAGCAGTCAAGTTAGTATTAACAAGATCGATACGAGCAGCTTGTGAAGCAATTGAACTGTTGGTGTTAGCTAGGTCTGATGCCTGTTTTGCTTCTTGAGTATCAAGAGCAGACTGAACAGCAGCAATAGCTGAGTTTGTGTTAGCAAGAGCTGCTTCACCAATACGGACAACAGCACCGCCAGCTTGCTTAGAATAGATTACACGGTCTGCAAGGTTAATCGCAACCTCACCGACCTCTAGGTCACCAGCTGCTGGTGTTGCACCTGCGGTACTGGACCGTTTAAGTTTAATTACGGAAGCCATTTTTTAATATTCTCCTATAGGATTAATTTACTTTTTTGACATAGGTGGAAGCCCACCTCGGATAACTAGTTTCCCCGAAGGGCTATTTTTTGGTTTATCCTTCTCAATAGATTGAGGATAAACCTCATCATTGATATTTTCAACCGGGTTCATATCGTATACTTCACCATCATAATCACTTTTACCACCGAAAAGATTACCGAACATATTAGTAAATTTGGTGTTCTGTTTATTCTTCTCTGTGAATTTCTTTTCAAGATAAAATAACTTATCTTGAATAACTTTATTTAGTTTTTCGACTTCTTTAACTCTCTCATTTAGATAGGTGTTTTGAGACTCTAATATTAAATTTTTTTTAAGAATATCGTTAAGATATTCTTGTTGCTTATCAATATAGGTATTGATAACCTCTAGCTTCTTACCGTCAATTTCTTCCATTTTACTAGAAATCTCCACCATCTAAAATATTTACGCCAAAGGTTGGTGTACCATTCGCAGCAATCTGAAGAATGTTACCATTCGCACCTGTAGCAAATCCCATCGTTGTAGTATTTGCACCAAATAGAACGCCATCTTTCGTTAGTGAACTAACACCTGTACCACCTTGCTCCACACCAAGAACGGTTGATAGAATAAGTGTGGTGATTGTAGTATTGCCAGTGAAGGTCTGGTTGAAGTTGTTAGCAGAACCACCACCAACACCAAACGAACCAGTATACCTTGCTCCACTTATATATACGGATTTACCAGTGAAGCTTATGCCGTTTGGTAGATTGTCACCGATAAAATGTAGAACACCACTCTGATAATCAAAGAACCACTCGTCGTTATTACCAGAACCAACACCAAAAACTTGGTCACCACCAGATGCTGCATTGGAAGCATCATCACTAGTATGTATATAAACTTTCACACCGTATGTGGCACCAATCTCTGTAGGAATCCAATCCGTTGAACCTGTTTTCCATGTTCTGTTCGCTGTTGCTGTACCATCAGCAGTACATTCAACAGGTGCAGATGTCGGATAAACTGTGACTACACCAGACGATGATCCTGGCATGACTGAAGGAATAGAACCAGAGTTTTTCCAAACACGGTCACCACGAAGCAATAACGGACTTGCGATTGATTCGTTTGGTGCTTTCTTGTTAGCATTTGTATCTGTCTTCGTTAGACCATATCCAATTTTTTTGAATAAGTAGTCTAA